ACATTCAACTTCATGAAGTCTTCAATACCACGCCCAGTATCTTTCTTATACTTTAGAAACGCAGAGACATCTTCAGGTAGTTCTTCAGCTTGTGCTCGCTGCTCAACTAACTCATCTAAAGATGTGATCTCTTTGTTCCATCTTTTACCTAGATATGAAAGAACTTTATTATCATCTAAATCCACCTCTTGTGGTGGGTTATTATCTACTATTGGCTCAGCAGCTGGTTGACCTTCCGTCAAGTCTACCTTGATGGTATCATTATCACCAGAGTGATCCTCTAATCCTTCAAGAAGCGCTGCTTCTTTTTCAGCCATAGACTTCTCTTCGAATTCTACAGCTCTTACTTTAAATTCACCTTCCATTTAATTTAATTTTGACAAAGTTAATAATTATTTTATTTATTCATTATCGTAGAACATACGATCAGAATCTTCTGTGTGCCACTTATCAAAGCTCTCGCAGTTGTAGTAGTCTGTATTCACTAGATAGTCAGGGCGCTCTGGAAAAGGCTTTGTAACAAATGATGGCTCAGACCACTTAATGCGGTTGTTTGGCTGTAGTGCTATTTGACCATTGTCAAGTAAAATGATGTGATGACTCTTATGCTCTAGTGCATCCTCTGCTAATGATAGATCAGTATTTAAGTCATTCGCTCCCCAGTTGATGGTGGCATAGTAACTACCCGGATAGAACTTATGGTCTTTCATGTAAACCTCAACTTTTGTGTCATACACATAAGATAGGTGTAGTAACGTAAAGTTGTATGAGAAGCAGTTCCATATCTGTAAGAAGTGGAATGGTAGATCTGGATCAGGTAGCTCGGGCTTAGTTAATAACGCATGGCTTGGTAACTTATCGCGCATTACTCCGTTCTCTAATAGAACTTGGAATAGTGCAGCCTGACCAGGCATGCATCTAACTGACATTATAACGCCAGGTGTAAACTCTCCTTGTCCTTTTTGATGTTGATACATGTATTCATTTCTAACGAATACTTTCAAAGGGAAGAAGTTATGTTCTATATATGCCATTATTTAGGTCCAAACGCTTCTAAATCGAAGCCATCAAGTGAGTCTTCAGTACTCTCAAAGTTTTGAGGTGGTAGGTTGTTTTGTCGTTGGTTGATTAGCTCAGACTGACGAGTGGCCTGTAGGTCGACTCGTTTATCTTTCGCCTTCTCCTTCTCAGTTTCACGATCTTTTAATGTCTGCATCTGCATTCCGTTCAACTGCATGTTGTATTGGAACTCAATAGCCATTAGCTCTTTCTTGAGCTCGGCTTCTGCCTGCATCTTCTGAATGTCGCCTTGAACTTCCATCTGCTTGATTTGAGCTTTTGTTTGGCCTTCCAATTGGATGACCTGTGCCTTAGCTTCAGCAGCTGCTTGAGAAGATTGGATGTTTGTCTGCATCTGCATTTGGAACTCCATCTCTTTCTCTTTCTGCTTCTGCTCCATACGCTTACGACGTTTCATCTTAAGCATCTCGTTTGCAAGCTTAATGTTGTTGATCATGCGAATGTCAATTGCATCCTCTAGGTCAATTGTCTGCTGCTGTAACGCCATCTGAATGTTCTGCTCGAGCTGAGCCTTCTGCTCTTCATCTGGGGCAATCTCAATAAAGATACCAAAGTCGTGTAGGTATAGATCCTTAACGTCTTCAAGTATCGCCATGTTGTACTTGCCAATCTGCATAGCAAACTCCTCAGCGAAGTCAGCATACTCAAGTATGTCAGCAACGCGGATAGATAAGCACTCAGCAACTCTTTTAGTGACATTAAGACCAGCTTCTAAGATGTGGCGAGTAGCTGTGTTTGAGTTTAGCGCTGCAAGCTTCTGAACACCAACCAAAGCATCTGGGTGTGGTGTTGATGCATCACGCACCTCGTTTACACCCGTCACATCGCGGATCATATTCAAGTAGTGGTTGTAGTTGCCGATAAGGGCAGCCATCTTAGCTTGGCCACTATTTGAGTTAAGCTCTTGAATTGGAATACGCGCGTTGTTGAACTCACCGTCTTGTGTGTAGCTACGTCCAATCACACTACCTGTTTGGAAGTATAGATTGAGCGCATCCTCAGGGTTGTATGCGGCACCTGTTCCAAGGTCTACCTCATTAATACCATCAGCATCAATGAACACACCATCAGGAACTACGCGAGCCATAACTTGCTGTAGCTTCAAGTGAGTCAATTGGATCTGATCGGCAAATGGAATCATTCGACGAACGAGTGACTCAATATTTCCTTTATAGTAACGTGGAGCGTAAGCAATGTAGTTTGGAAGTGCTTTCTGTGATGCAGACTTAGGACGAACCATGTTCTTCATCATCTCCCACTTAATGATGATGTTTGATCCACCGACCAACACACCTTCATACCAAACGTCGCGAACGGCTTCAACTACCTCAAACATTTCGTTTGGTGGTGGGTTAAAGTTGTCATCCTTACGGATCACTCGCTCTCCTCCGTTTTCAAGTAATTTCTTTTTCCAAACAAACTTCTTGTGAGTCTTATAATTAAAGTACAGCAACGTCACAACCTCATTTAAGAATGCGTCGTCTTGGTAGTTACGAATTATAGGGAAGTAGTCATACCAAGCTGAACCTGCGTTCTTAATCTCAGTAAGCTCCTCGTCAGTAAGGTTTGGATTCATTTTAAGCAGCTCAGTGTAGTGAACTTGCTTAACCTCTCCGAAGTAGAAGCAATCAGAGAAGTCACTCTTTTCAGTATAGCTGTGGATCCAGTTTGCTGGGTCTACATACTCAACCTTAACGCCATCGTTGATAAGAAACTCATGTTTAGCAACACCAAGTCCTATCGTGGCTACGTCGTAGTAATAGTCTCTCAACACATCTTCATAGTCATTCATCTTGAGAAGTGTGTTGATGGCAATCTCTTCAGCAATCTCAATGGATGGCTTGTAGTTCATCTGCATGTACAGAGAAAGCTCCTGATCATTTGCAGGCAGCTCATCTGGATTTACGTTGAACGCGTCAATTCCAAGTGTTTCCTTGGTCATCGTTAAGAAGTCCTTGGCTACCATGTCAGCCTCGATCATATCCTGGAACACGTTCTTCTTCTCAGCAGATAGAACGTCCTGAGCCTCAGCCTTAATGGTGTATGGTCTGTCTAGCATTCCATTGACAACAACGTCAACAAACTTAGGTATGATTGGAACCGGAGTCCAATCCAAGTTAAGCATTGATATGTCGCCATTAACAGCGATCTCGTCCTTGTACTTTTGTACAGGCTGTTCTCCACGGGCATATAGTCTCAGGCGGTGGAATTCACCCCACTGCTGATAAAATCTGCTTGAATTAGACTTCCTCTTAAACCACTCCCCTTCGATGGCTTTTCCTACCTTTAATCCGTACTCATATGTCGCCTTGACTTCATCTGGCGCCATTTGGTCCGGAAAGGGTAATGAGGAGATAACAACTGATGGTTTATCCATTATTCGATAATTTCGCTTCTTATGCCAGTATTCTTATATCTTACAAATTTAACACTTATTTTAGATTCCTGTTTAACAGGTATAAATAGGTGTCTTCTTGATGCCATTAATGCCAATCCTGAACTAATCGAGGCATCGTGTTTGGTTCGGTTATTAATATCAAATCGGGCCCAGTCATTTAACGTTCTCGTAAAATACATGTCACCCATAGACTCTTTTTCTCTGTAGTTTCCTTCCGCATCAATACCAACATATTCCTCGATGTAAGTGTTGATACTATTAGCATGCGCGTGCTTTACGTCCTCACTAGAGTTGGGAATACCGCCTAGTTCAAGCTCAGTCTTTGATAGCTTAGACGTATGTTTGTCGGGCCTGTTCATTGAGAATGGACGATACCCTCTGTTCTTAAAGTGGTACAATAGTCGCTGTTTGTTGTTCTCTACAAGTATAGGCATTCCGTAGAAAAAACAAGCCATCAATACATCCTCAAAAAATATCTCAGCGGTCTGTGGACGAGCAATATACTCCAAGAAGAAGTGATTGGTTGGCGCGCTTTCCATGTGAAAGTTGGTAATGCCATGCAATGCGCCGGCAGATCCACCACCCCCAACTACACCTGAGATGTCATAAGGGTCACACCCAAACACGCCAATGTCTTTATTGCCAGGATAGAACTTGCCGTCCTTCTTGACGACATTGTTGCGCATCTTAGCGTCAGGAATCCACGAAACAATAAACCTACCTTTCGGATCAGGCGTCCAAATAACCTCAGTATCCTTCTCGCCGTTCTTCCAATGGAAGTAGCCAGTTGTTAGGACGCGATCTTTAATCATCGCATCGTTGTAGTCAATCTGTTGGTATATCTTAGTTAAGTTGAATAGAGACGACTTACTCTCATCACGGAAAGCATGCGACTCTGTTCTAGGGAACTGACGGTAGTATTCGTTGAGTGCGTCTGAGTCTGACTTCATTGCAGCCACCTCATTATTCCAATAGGTTATGACACCCATGGTAATCTCCTCACCATCGATACCCATAATAGGTTTCTTCGGGTCATCAAACACTGGCCATCCATACTCGTCAATAAAGCCCTCCATGTTCCACTCCATTGGGATGAACAAAGAGTAAAGCCCTGACTTGGTTTGGCCATTGGCAGATCGCTTGGTTGGGTCGCTGTCGTAGAACAGCTTCTTGAAATTCTCACCACCTTTACTAAGTGCGTTGGACGTGGAGCCCATCATGCACTTACCAATAATACGACTACCCAAACGTAAACAAGTCTTGGTTACGCGCCAGTTATTTAGAATGTTTTCAGGCTTCTCCCACTTACCACTCTCGTCGTGTACAAGTAAAAGCAGCTTTTCACCGTCATAGCTGTTGTCTGCGGTGTTTTTCCAGTCGATGGTAGTATCTAACCCTTCTATATCATCATCGCGCTCCTCATCCATATTCTTGCGCGTAATCTTACTCGCAGGAACACGGAATGCCAACTCCGTCTTCGGGTTGTCCATACCGTCTTGGATCGGCTTGAAAAAGAAGGGATAATTTCTTACAATTGGCACAACCTTGTCGGTAAACATCTTCTTGGCATCCGATCCGGTCTTGGATAGAATACCAAGGCGAGCATCTCTGACAATTGTACCTGTATTTGACGTCTCTGCAGACGACATGAATGAGAAACCTGAACGACGGTTCTTTAGGTAGCACATGCCAAACGCTCGGCTGTCTGCCTTACATGCCTCCCAAAATATGTAGAAGATCCGGTTGGACTCACGGAAGTCAGGCAGACCAATGTCAATCTTGGTCCACTGAAGGTACATGTAGTGTGTACCAGTCATGTAGGTTGGATTACCATTGTTGATAAACCAAAAGCCTTGCTCACGCCTCTCAAACTCAGTCTCGATCATGTCGACGTACTTCAGCTTGAACGCATTGTCTCTTCGGTTCCAATCAAATATTGACTTGATTTTCTGTAGCTCGGCTGGATAGTCTATTGGTTGCCATCTGTTGCCTCTGTTCTCTACTACTTTAGGAGTAGATGGCAAAGCAACCTTTAAGCCATTTATCTCATAGATTTCACCAATGGTTCCGTCTTTAGATATAACAATTAGGTCATACTCCTTATTGTAACCATAGTCCCATGACTTTTTATTGTTCTTAGTATTAAGAGCAGTCTTGTTGACGTAGTCAGTTACTATGGAGTACAGCTTATTTTCCATGTCTTGCTCTTCCTTCTGCGAAACCTGATTTGCCGAGTGTAACTTCTACTATTGGCCCCTCTGCAGCCTTATTCTCCTCCTCTTCGATCTTGTTGAGCATATACATGGCATCCTCAAATGCCAAACGCTTAGCTGACGCTGCGTTCTTCATCTTATCGGCCGATATGTCGTCCTCAGCGTGAGTGATGATAGGTGACTTTAGCACCTTGATCAACTCATCGATAGCCTGCTTAGCAGCCTCTACTATTTCTCCCTTTTTAGACATATGTTC